GGATAGGGTGGCTTTGCCTGTCCTGGTGACCCTGGCGGTGGCGGCCATGGCGCCCGTCCCGGACAGGGTGGCGGAGCCGGTCTTGACCTGGCCCTGGGTTTCTTCGGTGCCATAGGTGAGCAGTGTATCGGAGAGGGTATTGTAGGTGGCCTTCATCCAGGCGCTGGAGCGGTTCGTGTTGGATATGCGGACTTCATCCAGGAGCCCGTCGTAGCCGCTGCCGCCTACCCTGAGATAAGTACTATCATGGGATAAGGTCTTGGAACCAATGTTGTTAGAGTTTTTCTGGGTGAGGTCCTTGTATATCCTTAGATAGGTGCCATCGTAAAGCCCGACCATGTACCAGTAAGAGCCGTAGCCACTCTCGCTGTAGTTAACGTCATAATAGTTAGTTCCATCCAGGATGCGGAAGGTCAAGGTCCCTGAGCCGGTACTGAGCTGCCCGAAAGCGTAGCCATCCTTGGTGGTCCAATTCTGTTTGATGGCGAACTGGGGATAGGCTAGGGTACTTAGAGCAACGTCCAGCTTGGCCCAGACCTCTATGGCCATTACGCTTGAAGGCCTCAAGCTGCTGTCATCCGATACCCAGCCATCGTCGCCGGGAGCATAGTGCTGTGCTTTGCCAATCTCACCTGATTCTTCCGCTGGCTGATCAACGCCGTCTTTGTCTGCGTCGTTGCCATTACCGGTGGAGTCCTTAAAGGTGAGGGTCGTGGCATCCTTCATGTGCCAGACTCCCTTAAAGTTGGGGTCCCAGACGTTCGCCGCGGGAGTGCTGCCTGCTTCGCCTACGTAAGAGGTGTTATCGGCATGGGAGTTGTCGTAGTAGAGGTAGTAGTCCTTGGCAGAAGCTGATGGCAGAGTTTCACCGGACTTGCCGAAGTGCAAAACGGCTTTGCTGTTTGTATTGTCCCATAGATCTATCTCGACATAGTATTCGACGGGAGTTTCAGCATCATCGGCTATGGCGATCTTGTATTTGTTGCTTCCGAGCTCGGTAAATACCTTAGTCGTCTCGCCGTTCCCGGATTTTAGGAAGACCGCGATGGCAAAGTGGGTGAGGTCGGAATCAACCTTCGTGTTGTCGGTTGAGAGCTTTATTCTCTTGCCCCAACCTGAAAGCCATGCCATTGTCCGGTTTCTCCTGCCGGGCGGGCGCTATTCCTTAGTCGACGGTTACGTCCAGGTCGCCGGTGTTGATCTTGAAGGTGTCCCCGTTATTGACCGTCTTGCTGGCATCCAGGGGCGTGTGCATGAGCATATTGCCGCCGGTGAGGGCGTCCATCAAGGCCACGTGGGTTATGGTGCCCCAGTCAGCGGTGGCCTGGGGGAAGGTGATGTCGGCGCTGTTGGAGCTGGCGCCCCCCGAGGCAGCGGACAGGGTCACGGCCTGCCTGGCATAAGAGCCCCCGGATACCTCCGTGCCGCCGCCGGCGTCGCTGGTGGCGGTGGTGAACAAGGCCAGGTAGACTGTGCTCGGCGGTGTATATGCCTGATTGCGCAGCATGTGGTCGATGATCTTATTCTCCAGGTAATCGGTGAATTCTGCCATTGTTTTCCTCCTTTCGGGCGGGGAGCAGCCCCGCCACTACGTTGTCGGGTTCATCGTTTTGCATCAAGAGAGCACCGCCTTGATGATGGCACATATAGTGAGCCAGCCGCCGATCCCCAGGGCCCGACCGAACATATAGTAGTGGTGCTCGTTCCTGATATCCTGGGCGGCCTCGTCCGCCGGCTTGTGCCTGGGCGGCCAGGGACAAAGGACCTCGCAGAGTCCCTCGACCAGGGCGTGCCATTCCCTCCAGTCGTCCAGGAAGGCTGAGGGGTTGATGCCTTTCAGAAATCCCTTGCTTGAGTTCTTCATGTGTTTGTCTGCGCGGTTTGTCTGGCGTCGAGGTTCTGGTAGACTTCGAGCCACTTGAGCTGCACGGCCGGATCCCAGGAGTCGGAGAACTGGGGGAAGTGGGGCAGATGGCCATTCTCTGATGGGGGTCGGCTCGCTGGGAATTGAGGGGGATTTATAGGTTCCTCAGTGGTAAGTTTATGTCGCTGTTCCCGGGTCAGCCAACGATACTCGAGATGAACTAAAGTCCCTTTAGGGATTCCCCACTTGTCACGCGTGGCGTAACGGCCCATGGCAAAGAGGTCGTATATGATAGCCTCTTTATTATTCTCGTAGTATTGGTTGCGTTTGTATAGCGTATCGCCTGTCTTTTTAACATGTTTCACTATCCCTTGCGCTGGACCACCTTTCTTTAATACTACCACTTGCTCCCCCTTTTCTAAAGGAAACTGGCGGACCTCACCACAAAGCGAGCATGTCCCGACGTTGCGGTTGTCGACGTTGAAATGGTGACGGCACTCGGTTGGGCTGGCGTTTGCTTGGTGTCTCTTTGCTGGTCTACTCACCCTTCCCCTTCCTTTCGGCGACGTGGGTTGCGGTCCTATCGCCAAACCACCAGAGGATGCAGGCGCTGGCCAGGCCCAAAAACCACTGGGGGAGCTCGACCCGCTGGGTCACCGCCTGGGCGATGACGGCGGCGAATATGATGGTGACCGCCGGCCTGGTGACGGCCCGGAAGATCTCAGAGAATACGTTTAGCAGCTCGGCCTTGGTGGGTTTCTGCTCTGCTGCCATGTCAAACCTCCTTACCGTGCTGTGAGAGGCCTCAGAGAGGGCCTGTTTCCCCTTTTCGGATTCTTGATACTCATGGCGGTTTGGCCTACCCTTTTTTTGAGTCACCCTCACCTTAATCCTCTCCCGTCAAGGGAGAGGGAATTTAGATGAGTGCTCCCAGGGTGTCGGGGACGGACTTGCCGGCTGCCTGGTAATGCCTGGCCAGGTGGCGGGCGGCCTTGATTATCTCCTCGGCCGGTGCCTTGACCCTCTCCCCCCGATATCCACCAGGCGAGAGCGCGGCTACTGCTGCCGGCATGCGGTCCCAGTCGACCGTTTTCTCGATATCGAGCCTTCCCTGGATGGCCCGGAAGATGGCCTTGGTGTGGTGCGGGAGCTTCCAGGTCTCGGGGTCGTCCGGATCTCCGACTATGGCGAAGGCCTCCTTGGGTAAGCCCTCCTTGGTGATTTCTTTCTCGACTGCTTCTTTGACTTTGCTCATCTTCTTGATTGCTCCTTTTAGTCTGCGCATGGTTTCTCCTTACGGTGTGAATACTGCAATGATGACGGCGTCCCTGGGGTTGCCGCCGGGCATGGCCAGGATGACGCTCCTGCCGGTTACCATGTCGGCCGGGTCGATATTCCTGGCGACGCTGATGTCGTCGAAGTAGGTGGTAACGGAGCCGGCGAGCTGGACCACGGCTTTGTAGCTGGGGCTGTCGAAGTTCTTGAGGACTCCTACTTCTAACATAGCTGTTTAGCTCTTGGCTCTTAGCTGTTGACTATTAGCTGGGTGCTAGTTACTCCTCCGTGTAGAGCTCCCTCTGGATGACCCTGTTTCTCCTGGAGATCTGCTTAAGCCTGGCGTCGTAGCGGGCCAGGCGGTCCTTAGCCCAGGCGCGGTAACTCGTGGTCCCATGGCGGCCGGCGACAAGGGCCCGGTCCACTGTGGCGGCCGATGCCGACATGGCCAGGTAGGCGGTGGCTCCCAGGACGATGATCTCCTCATGCTCGGAGGGGATGGTGGTCGAGCTGGCGTCCAGGGTGTGCTTCTTGAGCCATCTCACCCTGGCGTCTTCTCCGTCCCCTTCCCATTCCATATAGAGATGGCCGGCCCAGTGCTCTATGTGCTGGTAGCACTTGGGGCGGTCCCCGATGGGGAACTCCACGGACTCGATTTTGAGGACTCCGGATAGAGAGGAAATATCGATGCTGGTCTCTCCGTCGGTGGTGGTGATATCGTCCTGCTGCTGTATGGGGGCATGGATCGAGTACTCCATGACTGCCCTGTCGATGGCGCCGTCGACCTCGTCGTCCGTCCAGCGGTAGTTTTCGCTATCCGTGTCCTGGAGATCCTCCCGGACCCGGGCTCTCATTTCAGTTAGGTTCATAGTCTCACCCTCTCCTTAGTCCTCTCCCGTCCGGGGAGAGGAGGGCTGGGGGAGGGAGGGAAGTGCGGCTCCCTCCCCCGCTGCGTAAAGGAGGTAGAAGAGAAGAAGGGGAATCCTGCCAGGGCCTGGTCCGTAGCCCTGGCAAGCGGGCCGTCGTCAATCTCTAACTCCTGTAAGCATGGCCGCCTTGACATAGGAGAATACGGCCAGGCTGACGTACCACTTGATCCTGGTCCGGCTGCAGTCCTTGGTCTCCAGGGACCCGAGACGCTCGACCTGTATCATCTCGGGGCTGGACAGGCCGCAGACGGCGCCCTCTCCCATCTGGAAGGCGAAGATCGCCGAGCAGTCCTCGGAGCTGCCGACGGCGTAGTCGTCCTTCACCCAGTCGGAGACTGCGACCGGTATGCCGTTGAAGTACTCCACCATCTCTCCCAGCTTGCCCTCTCCGATCAAGAGGTTGGTGCCCTGGGCCCTGGCCAGGCTGACGATCTTCCGGCGGGACCGGCGGCTCATCAAGAGCATGTCGGGCTTTCCGCCTCTGACCAGGTCGACCAGGCGGTCGATCTTGTCCAGGGATAGCGTGGCGCCGCTGGCGCCCGACCCGAGGTGGCCGCCGAAGCGGCAGGTCCAGGTGGCGGTGTTGTCGTCGACGGTCGCGCCCTCTACGGTGGGCCAGGTTGGCTCGCTGGCGCCCGACGTGCCGGCGGTGGTGCACTCATAGCGGAACCCGTTCTCCAGGCCGGCGGTGGGCACGACTACGTCCCCCAGGGAGTAGGCGTGGCTGGCCTGCCAGGCCGTGCCCTTGAGGGTCTTATGGAGGCCATCGGGCTGCTTGGAATTGACCCCAGAGTCTCCGTTCAAAAACGTGTTCTCGAACTCATGCCTGAGCGCCTTGGCCT